GAATGATCCCACAAGGTTACAGAGTTAATAACTTTTTAACTGATGCTGATTCTTGGTACATTACGACAGACGTTCCAAATGGTATGAAGATGTTCTCAAGAACTCCGTTGACTACGTCAATGGAAGGGGACTTCGATACAGGCAATGTTAGATACAAAGCTAGAGAAAGATACGCTTTCGGCGTTTCAGACTTTAGAGGTATCTTCGGCTGCGAAGGTGCGTAATCAGTAAATAATTTTGTGGCGGGACACAATTCCGCCACATTTAAATAGTAGAAAGAAAAACTTATGAAAAAAACTTTAATCAATATCTGGGCCTACGATCACCATGCTAAATTTAATATTGAACATGATGAAGATACAGCTGAAAATGTTGAAAAGGTTATACTTGACAAACTAGGAGAAAAGGGTATAGTTTGGGAATATCTCGGAAATAGTTACCATTCGGGATTAAATAGAATAACTTATGAAGAGGTTATCAATGATACAAGACCTGTACCAACAAAAAAGGTCCTTGGAGTTGAAGTGGCAACAGGAGCATCTGGATAATAACAGATATACTCTTGACATGGTTAGGATAGATGACACGATTAAAAAGGTCATTACTGACATAAAGCTTGAAGAAGCTAGGATTGCTCACTTACAAAACAGCGTAGAAGCTGCTGCTCCACAAGTTTCTGTAGCTACTTAGACAAAAGCTACATCGCGTAAATCGCATTTTTACCGTAGGATCTCTTGCACTCTATTCAAATCTAGTGTACTACTTACTTACTATATAATAAATTAATTGAATGCTGACCTAATATAGTGGACGGCCTAGAGACAGTATTCATAATAACTAGGAGAATATATCATGGCAACAACTCTATTTAGAGGACCCGTACTTCAAGGGAAAATTAATGAAGCAGGTGTAACTGGATTTAATATTGAAAAAAAAGAATCTAGCTATACTGTAGTAAACGGTGATTCAGGAAAAACACTTACATCAAAAACTGATGGTGTTGTTTTTACTTTACCTGCAATCTCAATCGGAAGAGTAATTACATTTGTAAATACTGCACAAGATGGTGTTAACACTTTTACAATTAGTCCTGCCGCAGCAGATGGTGTTTTGTATGCTGGATCTTTGACAGACGCTAAAGATCTTATTAATACAAAAGCTACATCTAAAGTAGGTGACTTTGTTACTATTGCATCTTTAAACTCAACTGACTTTTGGACAGTAGTAGACGCTCAAGGTGTTTGGGCAAAAGAAGTATAATAAATAATTAATGGAGCCCTTCGGGGCTCCTACAAAATTTTAAGGAGAAAAAAATATGTCAATAACATCAAAAGTTAAACAATCAGTAGTACTAACCGCAGATGGACAAGTTCAAGCACTTGTTAATGGATCGGCAGCTGATATTACTAAATGCAATATTATGAGTATTTTTGCACAATCTTCAGCGGCGGATGCAGAAGTAAAAATATATAATGAAATTGGAGATGCTAAAACAGCGTCTGCATTAATTTATCATGGAAAATTTGCAGCAAACGCTAATGAAACTGTTGAATTTAATTTACCAGGTGCGGGAATTTATGCTGATACAGGTTTATATGTAGATGTAACTAATTGTGATTTCTTTTATATTATAGGAACATTTTAAAGGAGTATTAAATGTCTAATACAACTTCAGGTGCTTATCAATTTGATCAGGACTTTTCAATCGATGAAATTATACAAGATGCTTACGAGCGTATTGGTTTAGTTGGAACTGCTGGACACCAACTTAAAACAGCTAGAAGATCTTTAAATATATTATTTCAAGAATGGGGTAATAGAGGTGCTCATTTTTGGGAAGTTGGAAATACTAATATTAATTTAATAGTAGGCTCTTCTACTGATGTAAATGCAACAGACGAAGGTGCTGGAACATATACATTTTATAGAAACTCAACCGATAGTGCAGCGGCAGCAGCAGCTTCACCTCAAGCAACAACTGTGCCAACAACAAATGTTTATGGTATTACTGATATTTTAAATGTTAACTATAGACAAAATTATAATACTACTTCTCAATCAGATACTGGTTTAACTAAAGTTGCAAGAGACGCTTATGCTGCAACAGCAAATAAAGCTTCTGCTGGAACTCCCTCTCAATTCTGGATTCAAAGATTTATTGATAAAGTTACATTAACTGTTTATCCTTTACCTAACTCAACTGCAGCCAGTAATTATTTAAACATTTATTATGTAAAAAGAATTCAAGATGTGGGAGCTTATAGTAATGCAACTGATACACCTTATAGATTTATTCCATGTATGGTTTCAGGATTAGCTTATTATTTATCTATGAAATTTTCACCACAAAGAACACAAGAAATGAAATTGTTATATGAGGATGAATTTGCTAGAGCTTTATCAGAAGATGGTTCACCAGCTAGTACATTTATTACTCCTAAAGCATATTACCCAGGAGTTTAATTATGGCTAGATTTGCAAAAGGAAGTAGAGCACTCTCTATCTCAGATAGATCAGGGGCCGCGTTCCCTTATCGAGAGATGGTAAAAGAATGGACAGGAGCCTTGGTCCATACTTCTGAATTTGAAATTAAACAACCCCAATTAAAACCTCATCCAGTAGGAGCAGATCCACAAGCTTTATTAAATGTAAGGCCTGCAAGAACAGAATTTGCAGTTCAAGATATTTTACCTAATAATCCTTTTACAACTACAGCTTCAAGTACAAATGTTAGTATTTCATTTCCTTCAAATGGTTTAAACGCAGGAACATCTTATGTAAGATTTCAAGCAGTTAAACAAGATGTTGGAGGTGTTGTAATTTCTATACTTGAATTAGCTACAACTCTAAATGAAACACTTACTGCTGTCGATACAACAATTACTTTAACTGATGCAACTGAATTTCCAACAGCTGGATATATTGTTATTGAAAAAGTAAATAGTACATCGGGAGCTTATGAAAATGAAACTATTCAATACACAGGAAAATCAGGAAATGATTTAACAGGATGTACTAGAGGAACAGCAGCACCTTATAGAGGAAATACACCTCCAGCTACAACTGCAGGAACACACGCTACGGCAGCAAAAGTTTATGGATCTTATTTAGCAACAGCTGTTGCAACAACTGTTCAAACAGGTGCACAACCTTCAACAGTAACAGAATACAATTCTTTAACAGTTGCTTTAATTTCTAATGCAACTACAACAGTAACAGGTGGCGGTTTTCAGTGTACAATTGGACCCGTTAATGATAAAGGTTAATTATGGCAGGACTATCACATTACACATATAGTACATTAGTAACAGCTATAAGAGATTATAGTGAAGTTGATGCTAATGTATTTACAGAAACTATTGTTGATGGTTTTATTATGGCCGCTCAACACAGAATTAATTTAGACATCCCTATGGATTCAGATAGATTTGTTGAACAAGGAACAATGGCAGCTGATGTAAATAATATTAGAGTACCGGCAGGAGCTTTATTTGTAAGAGGTGTAGAAGTATTTAATGCATCTAATACTACAGAACAGGGTTTTTGGTTAGAGAGACGTGATCAAACTTTTTTATCTGAATACGTTGGTAGATTAACAGGACCAGAAGGTTCTGCTACTGCACAGGATGTAACAGGAATCCCTAAATATTACTCCATGTTTGGTGGAGCAACGGGATTAAGTGATACCACTTCAGGATCTATTTATTTAGCCCCTACACCCGATGTTAATTACAATTTTAGAATATATTATAACAAAATGCCCGTGGGCCTTGGTTCAGGAGCCGATGGTAATTCTACAACGTATATTAGTAATTACTTCCCTCAAGGGCTACTCTATGCTTGTTTACTAGAAGCATTTGCCTTCTTAAAAGGACCAACAGACATGTTGACATTATATGAACAAAAGTATACTAATGAATTACAAAAGTTTGCAGCAATGCAGATTGGTAGAAGAAGAAGAGATGATTACTCAGATGGTACAATAAGAATTGCAATCGAGTCACCACCTCAATAACTAGGAGCAAAAAATTATGGCAATAACATCGGCAATATGTAATTCATTCAAAGTAGAAATTTTAACAGGTACGCACAATTTTACTGCGTCAACGGGCGATACTTTTAACTTAGCTTTGTATACAGATAGTGCAACTTTAAGTAAATCAACAACAGCTTACTCGGATACTAACGAAATTACAAATGCTTCAGGTTCAGCTTATTCTGCAAAAGGAAACGCACTTACAAGTGTGACACCAGTTTTATCAACTGATACAGCGGTATGTGATTTTGCTAATTCTTCATGGAGTTCAGCTTCTTTTACAGCTAGAGGATGTTTAATTTTTAATGACACAGCAGCTGGTGATCCAGCAGTTTGTGCAATAGATTTTGGTGGAAATAAAACTGTAACAAGTGGAACTTTCACAATTGAATTTCCAGCAGCTTCTGCAGGAACAGCTATCGTCGGTATAGCATAAGGAGTAATTCCTTATGGCTAATACTTGGAACCAATCCGGTACTACCTGGGGTGCAAATCAATGGGGCGAGCAAGGTTCTACTACAGTTACTTTAACAGGTCAAAATGCTACTTCAAGTGTAGGTAGTCCAACTTTAAAAATAGATGTCAATGTAGGTTTAACAGGACTATCTTTAACATCAACAGTTGGATCTATTTCACCTGCCGATGTAATGGGTCTAACAGGACTTTCAGCAACTTCTGCTGTGGGCGCATTAGCCCCAGCTGATGTAATGGGATTAACAGGACTATCTTTAACGTCAACAGTTGGAGTAATTATTCCTGAAATAGGAGTTCCATTAACAGGACTATCTTTAACATCAACAGTTGGATCTATTTCACCTGCCGATGTAATAATGGGTCTAACAGGACTTTCAGCAACTTCTGTTGTGGGCGCATTAGCACCAGCTGATGTAATGGGATTAACAGGACTATCTTTAACGTCAACAGTTGGAGTAATTATTCCTGAAATAGGAGTTCCATTAACAGGAGTATCAGCAACTTCTGCTGTGGGCGCATTAGCCCCAGCTGATGTAATGGGATTAACAGGACTATCTTTAACGTCAACAGTTGGAGTAATTATTCCTGAAATAGGAGTTCCATTAACAGGACTATCTTTAACATCAACAGTTGGATCTATTTCACCTGCCGATGTAATAATGGGTCTAACAGGACTTTCAGCAACTTCTGTTGTGGGCGCATTAGCACCAGCTGATGTAATGGGATTAACAGGACTATCTTTAACGTCAACAGTTGGAGTAATTATTCCTGAAATAGGAGTTCCATTAACAGGAGTATCAGCAACTGTTAGTGTAGGAAATGTAGCACCTTTAGGATATGGAGATGTTACAGGAACACAGAGCGCTAGTTATAGTAATATAACTGCAACACAAAGTGCTGGTTATACGGACATTGATAGTGTATAAACATTATTGACTTTATAAGTAATATAAATTAAAGATCTAATTAGGAGAACAAAATTTATGGCATCTACATACACGGATCTCGGTATAGAATTAATGACAACTGGCGAGAATGCCGGTACTTGGGGAACTAAAACTAATAATAATTTAACTCTTATAGAGCAACTAACAGGTGGCGTATTAAGTCTATCTATTGCAGGCGTTGCAGGTACTCAAGCTTTAGATATAACAGATGGTGATTTAGCGGGTACGGCTCAACAAAGAGTCATAGAATTTACAGGATCAATAACTGGAAACAGAATTATAACTTTTCCGGTTCTTACAGAAAATTTTTACATAATTAAAAATGGTACTTCAGGTGCTTACACAGTACAATTAAAAGCAGCAACAGGTTCAGGGGCCACGGTCACTTTTTCAGCAACAGATAAAGGATACAAAATTATTTATCTTGATGGTGTTGCAACTAACACAGGTGTTTTTGATACAGAATTTGTTACTCCTACAGCAACACAAACTCTTACAAATAAAACTTTAACTAGTCCTATCATTTCTAGTATTTCAAATACTGGAACAATAACTTTACCAACAGCTACAGATACATTAGTGGGAAGA